TTTTTTGCGTTTATCTTTTTCCTTTCCATATAACGTCCCGTCAGAATGGACGCCTGTTTTCGATTAGCTAGTTTCCGCAAAAAGAAAGAGGACCTGACGGGACTTTATATAGAAAAGACGAAGTGAGAAACAGCGATGATCGAGCAGTTGAGCGTCCATTAAATTTAAGATAGCGTATGGACTCGTACTTGTCAACGGGCAAAAAATATGATAACCTGATTAAAGTACGGTAAGAAAAACGTATGGAAGGGAGGTGAGAGAGGGAATATGCCATTAACAGATGTAGCCAACAAAGTAGAAGCTCCACAAAATAAAGACTTTAAACCGGTCCCTGAAGATGTCTATCAGGTCGTCATCAAGGATATTGACGAGAAGATCATGAAAAAGTTCCAAAGTGAAGACGAGGAAGCGTTTTATCAATTCAAGTTCGGCATTTTGGAAGGGGGAGCTGAATTACAAGATTCGAGTTTAGTTGCGTTTTGTTCCCGGAAATGGTTTGGGGGAAACAAGAAGATGCAGCCGTCGAAGCTTGTCACATTATTTAGTGCTGTCTATGGGTTTTACTATCCAAGAATGTCAGTCATCGAGCTCGAAGCAGAGGATATAACACCGCAAGTCGTCAATGACTTGATCGGGAAACAGCTTCGTGTCATGGTGAAACTGAATGAGGATAAAACCGGAAATAAGGTTGTTGAGTTTATGAGTATCAAGCAAGAACTCGCCGTACCTGAAACAGTCAAAGTTGCTGCCGTTTCTAAAAAAATGGTTGCAAGACCAGGATCAGATGAGCCAACAACGAATGCAACACATCCTGAAACGCAGGATAATCCGGAAGCATTACCATGGGACAAGGACGAGAAAAAAGCAGGCGATAAGTTTTAACGTACATGCGGATGAATGATCCCTGCTTATCACTCATCCGCTTTTCTTTCTGGTTTATTGAAACCAATTGGGATAGACCGGAGAGCAAAGAGTTATGGGAATCCTGCCTAAGCAAAAAAACCTTGACAATTTAACCCGGCTGGAACGGGAACGGGAGATAAAGAGAATCAGTGGCGAGACTGAGGAACTTATTGATGAGATGGGGCAACGGTCAGACCGTAAGGCCGTCGGTACAGTCCAGCAATATGTCAAGGAACAACGGGAACAGGAAACGCTACAACAAAACCTCGAACTCGAAAAGCTCAAACAACTTTCCCGGAATAAAATTGCCTATCAACGATTTTTATTAGTTGTGCTGAATCGGTTTCTGAAAGAAGAATCCATTCCGAAAAGATTTTCGTTGTATGCTGATTCAACCGATGAGGGTATTGTGCTTGGCATTAACGGCAGTAGTTTGCATGGAGCTTTTAAAGTGACCGGGATTCCAAAATATGATATTAATGCCTGTAAAGTACTTGCGGTCCGGATGGGAAATACGATTGCAAAACTGCAGGGATATGCACACACAACAGAGAGTGGTATTGTCTTACCTGACGCACTAGATAAAAAAAAGTATGGAAAATAACGGACCAATCAATCCGGAGCTTCGCCGGATGCATGAAGAAATCATTTTAAAACAAACCCTTCTCTATGCAATGTATAAGGAACGGGCAGGAAAACGGTTATTTTTGTTTAATAAATATATTTTGGAAGCTGAGAAAGGCGATAAAAACTTCGTGCCGCTTGGAACATTTCAGAAAGAGTTATGTAACTTTGTCCAGGATCGGCTTGATAAACGAAAATTAATTCTCATTCCTCGATCCCATTTAAAAACAAAACTAATCTCAGTCGGTTATCCGACATTTAAAATTATCAATAATCCGAAAATCCGTATTCTGATTTATTCAGCAACCTGGCAAATGGCTGTTGATATTCATAAATCAATTCAGAAAAATTTGCAGGGCGCACAAGTGCTCATCGATATTTGGGGAGATTTTTCAGAAGGAGCTCCGGAGTGGGCGCAGGATCGAACCAGACTGAAAGAAAATAATAAACGTGAACCGACAATTACCGCTGCCGGAATTGATAATAACCTCGTCGGCGGCCATTACGATCTCATTTTAATGGATGACGTTGTGAACCGGGATAACGTCGCAACCATGGATCAGATTAATAAAGTCATTACGAAATATAAAGATTCACTTGACTTACTTGAGCCGCATGGTGAGATGATTGTGATCGGGACCAGGTGGCATGATTCTGATCTCTATGGTTGGCTTCTGGATCCGTCTAATCAGCAACTAGACGATTACCTGATCATGATCAAACGAGCCTTTGAGGGCAATCTGATGACCGGAGAGGGGTTTGAAGCATTGTGGCCGGGAAAGTTTGATCGGGATGGATTTATGAAACTCGTCAGAGCTGAAGGGTGGGGGCATTTCTCTGCACAATATATGAATGATCCGGTTCCGGAGGAAGACGCAACATTTAAACGGACTTGGTTTCACTATTATGATGCTGACGATATCCGGGGAAAATTATTAACGAAATTTCTTTTAATTGATCCGGCAATCTCTTTGACAAAAGAAGCGGATTTTACTGCCATGGTAGTTGTCGGTGTGGATGAATATAATAATATTTTTATCTTAGATGTACTTCGGAAGAAGTTGTCACCGAACCAGATTATTGAAGAAATCTTCCGATTAATTGATGCCTGGCAACCGAGTGATGTTGCTATGGAGCAGGTGGCATTTCAGAAAGCGATTGGCTATGCGCTCAGAGAAGATGCCCGGTTTAAACGAAAACCATTTCACATTACGGAACTGAAACCGAATGAGCGAACGAAAGATCAGCGCATTAAAGGATTACAGCCACTTTACGAAAACGGAAAAATATTTCACAATAAATCATTACCCAACAACATTTATCTGGAAGATGAACTTGTCAGATTCCCAAGAAGCACACATGATGATATTATAGATGCGTTAGCATACGCAATGGATATTATTTATCCGGCAAAACAGAAAACATCCGGAAGCAGAAAAAGGGGTAGATATCTCTACCGTTCGTAGTATAATAGAGAAAACACATGGCTGAAGAAATGACAAAAGGTATTCGGGGTATTTATAATCCGCAAGGCAATCAAAAAGCCATGTTGCAACGGGTGTATGATCGATACACGGCAATGAGAGATTCACCGGATCGGAAAGAAGCCGAACGGGAATGGGAACGGGGCCGGAAACAATGGGAAGCATTTCGTGTTGAGAGGTCTGATGATGAATGGCAATCCAATCACGTCGTGCCATTAACAACATCAGTCGTTGAATCTGCAATTTCCGAAATTATTGATCAATCGCCGCAACCGCTTATTTTACCTCGTGGTTCAGAAGATATTCCACAAGCAACCGTTATGAGCCATGTTTTTACCTACACATGGGAGGAATCGGATTCCGACTTGGAATTTGAAGATATCGTGCATGATGCCTTAATTGAAGGAACCGGTATCGGTCAAGAATATTTTTATTCGGATCTTCGGAAAATCAAAACATCCAGAAAAGCAGGAAAAAACGATGAGTGGGAGGAAGAAGATATGGTTGATTACAATGATTGTTATCTGGAATGTGTTAAAAATGATGACTTCTTCGTTGACGAGAATGCCAGAGGGTTTCGTGGGCCGTATACTGCCAGGGATGCTGTCAGGCGATATATTATGCACATCGATGACTTCAGAGGCTTTTTTAAAGGACCGGTTTGGGACCCATTGGGGAATGCAAAGTTAGTCACACCGGGTGGCGATACAAATTACTATGAATGGTATAAACCGCCGCAAGGGATCGATCATTCAAAGTATGTTGAAGTCTTATGGTATTGGGCTGAAAAACCGGATGATTGGTTGTGTATTGTGGCTAATGACATCATGGTTGTCATGGGACCAAACCCGTATAAGCATAAGAAATTGCCGTTTGCCAGAGCAGTTGATGTGAAACGGACACATAAGTTTTACGGAAAAGGGGAGGCAGCACTTTTGGAATCGATTCAGGATGAATTGAATATTCTCCGACGCATGGTAATTGACCGGAACCATTTAGATATAGATAAAATGTTTATCGGGTCAAATAGACTTAATTTATCAGAGGATGATTTAATTGCCAGGCCGCATGGTTTTATTCCAACAGACGATCCGAATTCAATGAAGCCAGTTGAATACAATGATGTTCCTCGGTCCGTTGAATTATCGATGAAGCATTTGGAGGA